GTCATTTTGCAACCGCTGCGTTCGCATACCGCATAAAAAAGTTCGGGATAATCCGCATTTTATCGGATTATCCCGTATTTGGTGGACCTGAAGAGACTCGAACCCTTTTTATCCACAGTAATATCAATTAAATATTAAATTACTGTGTTTATTTTGTGTCTATAGCGTCAAGCCGCGGCTCCACGACGCCGTGATAATACCCGGCGATCTTTGCCACTGGTCCGCCGCCGTCTTTGTCAAACAAAAACGCTTTGGCGAGGTCTGCGTAGTATTCCGGGCGGTCAAGCCCGTACTTCCCGGCGACTTCCCAGCCGTCGGAATATTCCATGTTGAGCGCCGCGAACCATACCCACGGGTCCGTATGCACGCCGATGCTGTTTGCAACGGCGGTTGCCTGTTCCAGCGTCCAGTGCGGACCTGTCGAGCCGTCGTCATTCTCCATATGTTCTGTCCAGCGTTTGGCGTCCGCCTCTGTAAACGTCTGGTTTTTGTCCGTCATGGTAAGCTTATCGGCTTTGCACAGTGCGTCCATGAGCATGCAGCAGTTTCCGACGCTGCGAGCGCTTACCGGCTCCGCCATGCACGTCTCAAGCGCCTCGCAGAGTTTTGCCTTGTAGGCATAGATTTTATCTGTCATAGGCTACGCGAGTTTGAGCAGACCGGTGCAGAGTTCGACCACGCTGCCTGCCGCCGTCGTGTCCGTCGTTGCAACCAGCGTAAACGTATGATTTACGCAGCAGCAGCACCCGGACAGTGCCAGATCTGTCTCCGTGTGGATCTCGGTGTTTCCGGTTGCCGGAAGCGTTACCTTGCGCAGCGTGCAGGGCAGCGCGACGCCGTCCATGTACCACTGCAAGGTGATTTCCCCCGCCGCAGACGACGCAATGACCGCGTCCGCTGCCAGGTGGTACAGACCGATCTTTACGGTGTCGTAGCTCTGCGGCTCCACCTGAATGGATTCCCCGGAATTTACGACCTTCGCGCCCGCAAGCGTCAGCACTGTCGCGGCGTTTGCCGCAAGCGTCTGCGGGCTGTTATTAAAATATCGGACGCAAGATTTCAGATACGCCCGATTTCCATTGCCGTTATTACAAGCCATTTAAATTACTCCTTTCAAAATTATGAAAAACGGGGCAATCGCCCCGGATAGTTATATCAGGATGTTTCCGGCTGTTAGCCGCCGCAGCCGCACGGATTGCAGGGCGGGTTCTGATAATACCTGCCCAGCTGGCCGAGGATGTACTGCGACTGCATATAGTCGTTGTTCGCGGCGCGGCTCTGTGCGAGTTCGTCGCGCAGGCGCTGGTTCTCCTGCTGCTGCAAGAGCGTCCGCGTTGCCTCGCCCTCGGCGTGGATGGCGGTCTTGATCTCGCATGCATTGATGCTGGCGTTGTAGTTCACGCCGTCAATCGCGCGGAGAATTTCGCAGCAGCACTTCTGCTGCGCGGAGAAGCCGCCCTCTGTGACAGACTGCAAATCCCGCAGTTCGCCGAGAATGTTGTAGGCGTTGTCCTTGACGGCGCTTGTGACGTCATACGCACTCTGGCGCGTCGCTGCGACGCCCTCGTTGTTCTGGCGTTCCAGTGCGGCAAAGTCAGTGGCGCGCTGCACGTCTGCCTGCGTAGCGGGCGAGCTTTCGCCGCTGCCGCCGAAGCCTCGTCCGGCGAAGAGCAGGAAAAACAGTGCAATGAGAATCACAATGCCCCAGCCGCCGAAGCCATAGTCCTTGTTGTCCATAGATGTCCCTCCTTTCCGTCAGATTTGATAAACGCTTTCGCGTGGTATCACTTAATCTGCCCTATGAGGTCTCCCACGGTTTTGTTTTTGTTCGCCTCGAACCAGTCATTAAACCCCGGCTGCGAGGCAAGGAAACTCAGGACCATCTGCGGACTCTGTCCTTTAAGCGTCGTCATTGCCGTCTGCATCAGCCCGCTCAACACTTTGTTTCCGCTGTTTCCGCCCATCAGCGCCATGATCGGATTTTGCATTTACTTTTCCCTCCAAATTCTCAAGTCTTTCCGCCATACTCTGCATACCTTCTGCGATCTGCTTCAACTGCTCCTGTAACTGGTTTGCTGCCTTTTCTTCTTCGGTCGGCTCCGGAAAAATGCGGAACCTTGCGACGGTTTTTGCCGCCATGCTGTCTGTCCGGATGTAATAGAGCAGATTCTCCGTTTCATGCAGCGCGAGCGCGTTATCGTTCGGCTGCATCTGCAAATTGTTGATACTGGCCTCGCTGGCCACGGTCAGCACGCCGAGTTTCGGCGGCTGCTGCGGCATTTGCGGCACCTGCGCCCGCGGCATGGGCTGCATCTGCACCTGCTGCGCGCCGTCCATTTCCCAGCGCCCAGTGTATGGGTTATACGCCATCGTGCGTCCCTCCTTATGCTCCCATTGTACCGGAGCGCAGATTTTTAAGGGTGGCGCGAACGTGCGGGAATGTGAAGTTGCGTGTAAAATAATTTTGATTTTTTTGCAAAACCCCTTGACATATACGGTAATACAGTATATACTATAGCCATAAGATAAAACAAGGCGAGATCCGGAGATCAAAAATGAATGCAGGAGGAACACAAAATGAAACAGTATAAATACTTCTTTAAGGCATATGACGAGAACGGCCAGATGTTTTTCTTCCACCGCTCGAACTCTGCAAGCCGGCTTCTTAAGCTGGCCAAAAAATCCAGCTGCGATGATAGCGGCGAGACCCTCTCCCGTTGGTATTGCGGGCGGACTGAACACAATATCCCCGTAGAGATCCAGTATCGCGTATACTGCGGTGAGAAGATCTGAGTTTTAGATCCACCACATTCCATTCCAACAAAAGCTGCTCCGGTGCAACCGCATTGGAGCAGTATAATAAAAATGAGGGGGCAAATATCATGGCAAAAGCAACTGCTTACTGCAAATGTGAAACATGCGGAACAGAATTTACGAGAACGACCAACAAAGGGCTTCGCGCCGAAGCTGATAGCTGGGCTCTGTGGGCGGCAGACCACTATACGGAATGCCCCGTCTGCTACGCAAAGCGTATGCGTTCCGAAAAACCGAAGAACCCGATCACGGCGCTCGTTGGGCTTGATGTTCTCAATGCGCAGATCGTGATCTCCATTACTGGGAACACCCGGCCCGTGAAGGATGCACTCAAATCTCTCGGCTATCGCTGGGATGTTCCGTTTGAAACGGGATTGTCCGGCATCCTGGATACGGGAACTCGATTCAACTCGTGTTGGAGCAAGGAACTTCCGGCGCCCAAATATACCACTGCAAAAGAATTTTCAGAAGCCGTTTCCTCTGCCGTTTCCGATGCGATCCGCTCGCTGAAAGAGATCATCCCTGAACTCGAAGTCAAGAACTCTTTCACGCAGATGGATCATATGCTCTTCTGCGATATGGCAAAGCACCTCGCAGAAGACGACGCTGCTGTTGCGAGCGCAATAGCAGCGCTCGAAAAGCCGGAACGCCCTGTATGCTACCCGGCAGGACGCTGGAACGGGAAATTCTATGGAAGGCCCGGGAACTGGCGCATTTACCTGGATAATACGGAAACAAGTATTTCCGATGAAGATGTTTCAGCCATAAAAAACTACAAGTCCGCGCTGGCAGCGTACAAGGAAAAGGTGGAGGAGATCACGAATGCGAATTGATCCATCATATCCACCGCTTGCTCTGTTGCAGAGAGTAACAGAAGAATACCCTGATGCCTGGGAGAAAATGAAACTGTTCCATGAAATGAACGGCAAGAACGGGCTTCCGAGATGGAATCAATGGTGCTATGCACCAATGTCCGCGGCAATGGCGATTGTGATGGGCGATTCTCCTGGCACATACGAAAACATTTCTGCCGCCACAAAGGCAACGCAAGAGATCGCCGCCCTTGCACCATGGATTGAAAACAAGGATGTGTTTATTGTCGGCCGTTCTTTGCAGGAACGATTGTTTGCACAAGAAGATGAGGAGTTTGAGATCGATAGCAAGGCGCTGTACCATATCCCGTACCGATCTTTTTATGTGCAATTCGCCGACGGCTTTCGGTATATTGATTCTCCGTGCCACGGTGTGTTTGTGCATCTTGAGGATGATGTAAATAGCGGCGACCACGAGCTGCGGCTGCTGTATCTCAAAGAAACCGGCAAAACCATCGGCATCCCAATCCATCTTGGAGAAAAAACGGTTCGTTCGAGCTTATCTCATACGGTAAACGAAGCGCTGAAAAATCTATCGGATGATAATCCAGAGATCCGCAGAGCCATGATCACAACTTTGGAACTGAGAAACGCCGAGCTTTCCGCGCACAGACAGGCTTTGCAGATCGTACTTTATTTATGCAAGAAAAGCATTGAGAACGCCCCGAATCCAGAGGCTGCGTTTCTCAACACAAAAATCAGAAACGGAGAAATCCATATTCATTTTTTATGATTCAGAAAAGGAGGCTGCAAGGAATGCCAACTGATGCACAAAAGCGCACTCGCAACAAGTGGGATGCAGAAAACATGTCCGTGATCTCCTGCAAACTCAAGCGGGAGATCGCGGAAAACTTTAAGACCGCAGCGAAGGCCAACGGCACGACGCCAAACGAACTGATACGCGGCTGGATTGCCGCATATTTGGAGGTGGGGAAATGACAGTAGCTGAATATATCGACAAGCTAGAGCGTGATGCACCTAAAAGTGTCCCAATGGATTATTTGGCCAGAAGCGGAACGCTCATTATGTCAAGAAATAAATGGGATCGTCTTCACGCGGAGATGCTCTGCGATTTGCTACACGACGCGGCTGGCGTGCGACTACATGGGTATCCAGTTGGACTTGTCGATGTGGACGGCGTTGAGCAGTTGGTCCCGGACGACTCGGCCATTGCGTTCTTGGAGGTCGGCGACTATGTGATCCGCTGCGGGAAGTTATACCATGTCACAGGCGTGTGCGCATACGGACCAAAGGAAGAAGGACGGCAAACGGACATCGCACTCGTCTCAGATATCACATTCCCAAAATAAAGTGCAAAACCCGGTGCCCAACTTGGGCACCGGGGAATCTCATATCATATGCAGTTTTCGTGCTGTCTGCCGCGCCCTTGTGTAAATTCCGGGCAGCCGCCTTGACAGTGTGCTTCGCTCCATGCACAGCTCGACGGCCACGTCGATCTGGGGCGCTTTGCCCACGATGTAGCGGCGCACGATCTCGGCGTCCTCCCGGCTGTATCCGGCCTCGCGTATGACGCGCTCCCACTCGCTTTGCAGCAAACCGGATAGATCCTCTGGGATGTGGACTCTGGCGCTCGCCAATGGCTTCCCTCCTTCCGGGAAGGCGCGGCGGACGGCTTACTTGTGATTCAGCACGGCAATATTGCCCTTGTTGGATACTTCCAGATCAAGGGCGGCAGCGAGGTCGCGCACCTTGACGTAGTTTGTGCCGTCCTTCAGGATTCTGTCTACGGCGACTTCCTTGCCGTCGACGATGATCTTACTTTTTTCTACCACTTCGCGTTCCTCCTCTCCAAGTTTTCCGTCCTCGAGCACCATGACCGTGTGGCCGCTGGAAACCAGCACGTCGCCGCGCAGCAGCCTTGCGTCCGAAGTTAGGTACTCGCCGTGCAGGAGCTCAAAATCGCCGGTCTTCGGCCAATCGTTGAGCATACAGTAGGTTGTGCAGCTGTTGCCCTGCTTTCTGTAGAGCTCTTCTACGCCCTTGCACCCGGCAGCTACCGCGCAGAGCGTCTGGAGCCCCGAACAATCCGTCTCGACCGGTTTTGTGATCTTGCTCACGTCCCAGTTCACGGCTCTAGCGGCTTCATATGCTGTGTTCCGGTCGGACATATCGTAGCCGATATTCCGGTTTTTAATCGCCGCCTCGCACGTCTGGGCGGCTCTCTCGGCCTTTCTCGGGTCTTTGTAGCGCAGCAGGCCAAGCCAGTGGCCATTGTACCAGTACGAGATATTGAGCTCCCGCCCGGTCTGGTTGCCGGGCTTCTGATTCCAGCCGCCGGTCTCGCCGAGGCTGGCCTGTCCGATCTTGATGCTCATACCCGCTCACTCCCGTACAGCTCGTGGTGCAGCTGCAGCACGGCTGCCTCGATCAGCTTATCGATCGTTTCCACATCAAATTGAATGCCCTTCTCGGCGAGGAAGTTCACAACATACGCCTTTTTCGCCGCGCCGTCCGTCGCGGTGTACAGCTGCTCCGCCGCCTTTACGCCGATCTCAACGTAAGTGCGAAGCGTTTGCAGCTTATCAGCGTCGATCTTGGTTTTGATCCACGGGATCAAAAATGCCGAAACGAGCGCGCTGATGAGCGCGATTACTGCCGAGATGATCTGTGTGTAGTCCATATGTATGCTCCTTTCAATCTTTCAGCACGATCTCCGCGATGCGTGCTGCCGCTTCCGGGCCGTATTTCTCGGCCCATTTATCCATGTACTTCTGCGCGTACTTCGCGCGGTTCTCGTTCTTGGCCTTCCAGAGATAGAATCCGCTGGAAGCTGTTGTTTCAGCCAGCACCGCAAGCGTGATCTCCGTCAGGTCTGCGCCTGCCGCGCAGGCGATGATGAGCGCGAGGCTGACGAGCGCGCTGCAAATCAGCCACTTTTTACTGAATTCCATTGCTATGTCCGCACTGCGCCTCCAGCTGGTGCAGGAATTTTTTCACATCGCCGTTCCCGCCCATCTTTTTATACTTCTCTCCGGCGATCAGGCGCTCTGCCATTGGCATTTCCTCCGACATGATGGTCAGCCGGAGAATCGCGAGATACTGCTCGTTCTGATGTGTCTGCATCTTGTCGAGCTTTTTGTCGATCTCTGCAAGGTGCGTATCCTGCGTCGTGGCCTTGCCGCGCTTTTTCTGTATCGCGCTGACGGCGGCATTGACGACCGCCGTCAGCGCGGACGAGCCGAGCACGGCGCAGACGAGGGTAACGATGATGGTCTTGGTGTCCATGTGTTCTCCTTTCTCGCCCTCGGGCAACTGTTATCCTTCCACATCCCACGCCTGCGGGTATTCTGCGAGACTATAGGCTGTATCCTGGTTAGCTTTGGTGAACTTACCGTCTTGCACGGCCCATTCCCCTGCTTTGTACAGGTCGTGCGCGCCCGTTGGGTGTACGAAATTCCGCGCCGTCTCGCGTGAAGTTCCATGATATGGCCTGTTGAACGTATACCATGCAGAATTTCCGGGCTTGATATCCGGGTAAACCGCATTGTCGTAGTTCTGGAAACATTCCCATACGTCTCCGTCTACAGAGAAAATGTCTCCGGCAACGTGTTTGCCTGGCATCCATTCATCATAGAGCGCCGAACACATAATGATTTCATCCGCCGTTGTGGGCTGCTTGCCCGCCATGAGCAGGCGCACGGCGTTTGCCGTGGAAACGGTCAAGTCGTATTCAGCCGGTGTCACCACGACCGGCTGCGGCTCCGGCAGCGGGATATTCGTCAGTAGCCAGCTGCCGTCTTTGATGTCCTGCCGGAGATAATCGATCGGTACGAACGTCCGCAGCTCGAAGCCGTTGTCCGCGAAGACCACGACGGGACCGGTCAGCGTCGTCACCCCCGAAAGAGAATCGCCCGTAAACCGGACCGAGCCGGAGGTGCTGTATACCCGGACGTTCGCGTAGGTTTGATTGTTGTGTGTGATGTACATAGTGCCTCCTTATGCTGCGAGCATGTCATCAGCGACTATCATGTCATCAGTGACTATCATGTCACTGGGGAGAATGATTGCGGGTCGCGCACCGTATGAAGTATATGAGGAGAGTCGATTTCGGCTTCCGGAGGAGTCGACGTACCACACGCTGAGTGCGTTACCGCCGTACGGGGAGCGGAGCCACCAGCCATAGGGCGAGCCATTGAAGTTTGCGATGCGCTTGACGTTGCCTCCAGAGCTTGCGGTGAAGTAGTCCAGCTTCGCGCCATCTACCGGGAAGTAGATGCTGTCACTTGTCGTGAAGCCAACCTCATATCCAGATAGTAGAAAAGCTTTTACAGACAATCCATTTGCACCGCTCTGGTCAGTACCGTTAGTACCGCCGTTTTTGCGGTACGGGATCTTTACCTGCTTGATAGCACTTTGGATGTTGTGATCGAACAGGCTTAAAAAATCACTGTTCAGATAGCTGTGAATGGTGCTGCTTTCCAGCTTGTTCGCATTGGCGCTGTCCCATGAGCGTTGCTCATAGATATCCTTCATCAACAGCCAAGTGCCGTCGCAGCTTGCGTCGTAGATGCTTGATGGCAGCCCCTGATGCACCACCAGCCAGTCCCACGGAGTGCCGTTCAGATTCAGTTTGATACTGCGCCCAATTTCCAGATCAGACATTCTCGTTCTGTGCGGCGCAGGTCCACGCCTTAAAAACATTCCCATAATGCACAATCCCCCTAGAAGCAGAATGCGAAGGCTACGCCGCGGTCATAGTTTGCATCGGATTGGCTAGAGGTACCAGTGGAGTATACATTACAGAACATATAATCGTGGTCTGCACTCGGCGAGCGCTCTCGCCATACAGTCGCAGTACCGTTGAAAGTCTTAATACGGGAACCTGCTGCCTTATAATAGTCATACAATGTGCCTTCACCGTTCACAGAGCGGTCGACGATGCCAAAAATCTCTATTTCAGACAGCAAGAATAACTTGTCTGCGGTCGTGACAATGGTAGTGCTGTAGTCCCCCGCCGAAGTCAGCTTGTTCACCTCCCGAATGCTGTTTTGTACTTCCGTCGGCATCTTGGATAGAATGCCAGGTAGATGCTTGGTTCGCATGTCGCAGCTAGTCCAGCCGCCTTTATTGGTCGCGGCAAGGTTCATACGCTTCTTCTCGTGATAGCATTCATGCATCTGGAAGGTTAGCGGTGCCGTGCCGCCTGCGGTGTAGGTATCGTGGTTCTTGCCGATGATGTCGATCTGATAGCTTATTCCGTTGATCGTCATTGTTTTCTGGTCGCCGACAGCCCATGTCTCCGGGACGGTGCCGCGTTGGCAGGCTGCAATGATCTGCTCCCAGGTATTATCCGCAAAATTTGCCTCATACGGATATTTAATCCCCGTAAACCATCTAGGACTGCGCCCACTCATCCGAACACCACCACCTTCACGGGGATATTCACCGTCGGCGCGTTCCCGATGCACTGCGCGGTCAGGCTGTTCGCGCCGGTCTTGTAGTTGTGAATTAACGCAAACCCTTCCAGAAGCGCAGCGTCCGCGTCCGGGTCCGTGCCCGAAAGCGCCACGTCCCACTGTGGGTCTACATCGTAGGACGCTTTCAGTCCCGTGATCGTGATCGTCTGCGCCTGGTAGCCGTGCGAGTCCTCTGCCCAGCCGGAGGCAAGAAGCGCGCCGGTGTACTGCGTCGGTCCGCTGCCTGCGCCTGCGACGGAATCATCGACATATTTTTTGGTTGCCGCGTCCATGTCTTCTGTCGGCGCGCCGGAGAGTTTCAGCTTGCCGGTCAGCGTGCCGCCCGTCAGCGGCAGATACTTCGCGATCAGTGGCTTGATTTTGTTTGTCCAGAGGTAACTCAGGCCGTCGTTATCCAGATAGGCCATAGCTGCACCTCCTTACGTGTCCGCAGTGATCGTGTCAATCTCGCCGTTCGTGATCGAGTTGATCTCAAAAGTTGCGCCCAGCGCGTCCCACGCGGTGCCGGTCCAGGCGTAGTTCATGCCGGTGTCCTCGACATTCCACACATCGCCTGCCACATTGCCAGACGTAGGAAGAGCCGAGAACGTCGCCTTGCTGCCCTTGTACTTGTAAAGGCCGGAAATGTCCGTCTTTTTGGCGTAGTCGCTCGCGTCGCTAAAACCGGAAAGCTTTGTGTAGTCCGCCGCGGACATGAGGCCGGGCGACGTGGCCGAAGCCGCCTCATAGGTCGTGTCGGTAAACACTGCGTCTTCCGGCACGTTCTTTGCCACCGTGTAGCCGCCCACCTTTTCGGCGTTGTCTACAATGCCGTTGCCGTTCTTGTCGTACACGCTTTTCAGCATGTCGCCGCCGCCCGCGCTCGCGACGGAATCGTCGACGTATTTCTTGGTTGCCGCGTCCATGTCTTCCGTCGGCGCGCCTGAGAGTTTCAGCTTGCCGGTCAGCGTGCCGCCGGTGAGCGGCAGATACTTCGCAACCAGAGGCTTAATTTTGCTGTTCCAGAGGTACAGCAGACCATCGTTATCCAGGTATTTACTCATTTCAGCATCTCCTCTATTTCCGTATTTGTGATCTTCTCCGACGCCGGAGGGATTGTGTCCAGCTTTGATTGCAGGCCCGTAATGGCCTTAATCGGGTGCTGATCGTCCGCGTCCCGGTTGCGCAGTTTCGTGTGGTCGTTGGTGCCACTTCCGTCTCCGGTTTCAATGACGCGCACGCTTCCGAGTTCAAACTCGACCGCGGGCTTTTTGCCCACGTCAAACGTAATTGCCATCAGAGCACCTCCCGGCTCATAGAGTCCAGCACACGGATAAATCCCGTCGGCAAGCCGATGACTTCCGGCTTTGTCGCGCCCGTAAACTTCACGCGCACCTGCCCGGAGAGCATGGACGTTTTGAATGCAAAGGTCTCCTCCTGTGTCAGAGGAAACAGGAAGGTCCCGTCCTCGTCCGTCGTGACCTCGCCCGGGTAGACCTTGCGCAGCGGACCCACGACAAACTCGATCTGCTCGATCTTCGTCAGGTCCAGCGGCTCCCCGTTGAGCTTCCCCACAAACGGAATCGCATACTGGTCGCCCTGCATAATGGTAAGCGCCATTTTGTCACCCCCCTAGCTTCTTGAGCAGACCGAACTTAATCATCGCATCCACAACGCCCTGTAGCGCAGAAATTTGGTTTGCACTGTTGATCGTTGTGTAAATTGCGTATTGCTGTGCAGTCGTGTTCGCATCAAAAAAACTCAGTAGCCCGGAAGCCGCTGAGTTAAGCGCTCCCGCATAAAGACTGTAGAAGCTCTTTGCCTTCGTTCCGATTTTTACATTTCCCGTTGGGACCAGATTCCCGTTCGCGTCCAATGTGACCTTGTAATTTCCGTTCACAAGCTCAGACACGCTGCCTCCGCCGCCGGAACTTGGAGCGCCGACTACGTACTCGACCACGTAGCTGCCGCTGATCCGTGCCACCTTTACACGGTCCCCAGCTTTGAATGTGACGGACGTGTTGCACTTGTAGTGCTTTTCCGTCGCCGTCTCCTGCCCGTCGAAAATCAGGGAAAGACCATCTTCATAAACTGCCCCAACTGTGGCAATCCGCGCGTCAATAGGCTGTTCTCCCTGAGTGTCCAGTACTTCCGAAACCCCGTCGATCATGCAATCACCATCCTTTTTGCTGTGTGCTTCATAAATTCTCCCGGTGCCATTGTGATATACCACGCAGTTTCCTCAAAAATTCCTCCCACATCTTTGTGGTCAAGGGATAGAATATCCCCCGAGCCGTGTCCGCCCTCTGCCAGCGTCTCAAACGTTACAACACGATGGCTCAGTAAGGATTGGAAACATACGTTGTCCACATATGCTTGCAGCGATTCCTGCGACGCGATGTTGTCGACCTTGATTAGCTGCGTAATTCGTTGCCGACGGCGGAAAATTGACGTTGCGCTCGATGGGTTGTTGTTTTCCGCCCTCGCCACCAGCGGTGCCTCTAAATCCGGGTTGCTGCATACGGCTACAAAAACGTTTGGCGCGCTGAATATGTCGAATTCCTGCGTAAGCTCTGGTGAAATAGGTGAGCAGATCGTCGCATTTTCCGCGCTGTATGTCCATTTAATGTTGGCAGCCGTTGCTTGCGTTATTGGTTCCAGATGTGCCACTCCGCCCGAATCGAACCATATTTGTTTGTAATTGATTTCAGCAAGTAACTGATTCACAATTGTCAAGTATGGTGTCCCTTCCTGCCAGTCTTCACGGTCCGTTTGCAGCGTTGCACTTGTCGGAGTCGCAATTACAAGCCCGACTCCCGCGCTTATGAGTAACTCCTCAACTTTTGTCAGGTACGCCGTCCCAGCGGGAATGTGCATGATGTCTTCCGTTGTCATCGTCTGCAAAAGCCAGCAGCGGTCATAAGCCTCCGCCTCTATCCAATGCCCGCTCGCGTCAATTTGCTCTTTTAGCGATGCGATGCGAAATACCCCGAGCGGTGTCCACTCCCCATTTATGCCAATCCACGGTTGCAAATCGTCAGCGATATAATCCACAACCGGGTTGTGCCGAAATGTACCTGACAGGCTCCCTTTGATTTCTCCCGTCGTGTCAATGTATACAGTTGGCGGCGTTTCTTCATCCCAACTCAGCTCCGTCAGTTTCGCTCCGTTCCGCAGTACATCAACCCTATAAGAGATTTCCCGTGTCACAGTTGTACCTCCTCGTTATAGTCGATTTGCTGTACAGTAAAACTAAACGTTGTAATAATCCCGTCGTGATCTTTTTGCAGGACATCCAGATACCCGATCACCATGTCGCCCGTCTTTGTTTTCGCGCAGACAAGTTTCCCTAGTAACGCCTCTATTTTTCTGGTTCCCTCTGCGTCTACCACGGCGCACTCAATAGTAAGCGCGTCTGTGTAGTTGTCGCTGACCTCTGCGTATGGATACTTAACGCCTGATAGTGTGAGGTAGCTGACGCTCCGTGTCCTTTCCCGCGAGGTCTTCCTGTTTTGCGACGCCGCGTATGGTAGCTGCAGCCATTCCCTTGTCTCCATATCCAACAACATTGTTGTCTGTGGCGCTACCACTACCGACGTTTCATTAGATATTCCGTAGTTCCCGCTTGACGTATAGCAGCCTCGTACTTGATATGTCACCGGTCCGATACTGAGCAAATCAGAATAGGCGCGTTGCACGGTTCTCGCTACCGGTTTGCCATTTCGGTATATCAAAAAGAAATCATAGTTTCCTGTCGTATCCCACTCCAGCGTCGCAATGTGTGATGTTCTTGCACTCAATAAGATGGCTGCTCCCGGCGTGTTAACGACCTGTAAAGCAGCATCTCCCCACTCTGACCATAGCCCATATTCATTTTGCACGCGGACTCTGATCGTATAGTTCCCATCATCTAGGTACATCGGGGCTGACCATTGCTGGACGGTTCCGTAAATTGTGCCGCTCTCATAAATTCCGATTACTTCCACCTGTGCCGCCTGCTGCCCGCTAGTCTGCCACGACACAGCCGGCTTTGCTCCCGCTGTCAGTATCTGAACGATCGGCGTCGGCGGGGCAGATATTACTACGATCTGCGCTGCATCGCTCCAATCGCTTGCCACGCTGTCCGCGTTATATGTGCGCACACGCCAGTATTTTACGCTGGACGTGATCGTCCCTGCTTGGCATTTCCACTGCGTTTCCGCGCCTATGACCGTCGCCAGCGTCTCCCACGTCTCGCCGTCTACACTCTTTTGCAGTTCGGCTTTGCTCTGCGCCGTTCCGGTTGAAATAATGTGTTCCCACATAAAGAGATTGTCAGCCGACGCATCGACAATCGTATTTTGCGGGCTAATTACCTTCGCCTCCGGTTTGACATCGAGCGTTGATAGCGCCATCCATTCCGATGTTGTCACAATGCCGGAGTTTGCCGTCACAGCAACCTGCCATTGGATTTCATCTGCGGTGAATGTGTTTGCCGGAACGGTCACGCTTCGCGACTCCCCGGCTACTGAAATTTCGTGGATACTCCCGGAATCCCCAGCCCTCCAGCGAAAAACAGCAGATGCTTGCACTACTTCTGGATACGTTAGAGACGATCCGAGCGCGAGCCACGAAAACCTGTTGTCCTGTTTCTTTGAGATTGACCCGCTTGCCGGTGTGCAATTCCTAATCGTAACGCCGACTGTCTCGCTGTCATCAACCTCTACCGTTAAGTACGGGCGCAAAGACCCTGTCGTCCGGATATACGCGGAAACATCTACATACCACTGCCTTACCGCAGCACCGCAATTAAGCGCAAGCCCAGCAGAAATGCTGTCGTCCGTGACCCAACCACCATTTCTAACTTTCTCCCCGCTATTTCCGGAAAAACGCTCCAGTACTCGCTGGTTGTTGTTGTATGTTATCGTTTCAACATCTACTGGCGCAGCGAGGTCCTCAAACACTAGATTTGCCGCCGGACCGAGGCTTGTTGCCTCTGGATCAACTATTTTGCTTACATACACAGCTATACTGGATTCCGACGTTATTCTTTTGTATTGCATGCTCGCTGGAAGATCTTCAAATGTTATAACGAGGCAATCATCTACGTCCAGTATTGCCGGGTCTGATTGGTGATCGTTCGTGTTCCTGCTTGTTTCGTTCAGAATCGCGAATCCCTTAATGTACACCTTCGCGGTTGACATCATTTCACCCCCATTCTGTTTGATCTGCGTTTGTTGTCTGCTATCCGGACAACGTCATTAAACGACTTCACGTCCTTTGCGTTTATCGTCACATAAAACGTATCTCCGCCGATGGCACGGCGGCTTTCCTGCGCGTTGGATATCTGCGTTCGTTGCGGAAGATAAACCAACTCCGGTCCATTCTCGCCGACCCACGTCACACCGCCAGTGTAGTTGTCTGTGCCTGCGGCATGCCGCCCCGTTTTTGATGAAAACACAGCCCCTACTGCGGAAATTGCAGTGCTCGCCATACCGCTCCAATCGCTCGCGCCTTTTACCATCCCTAATGAGTTTGCTGCGCGTTGGCTAAGTTCGTCGATTTTTTTCAGCCCATCTGCCACCAGCGAGATCGCTCCGGCTAAAGTTTCAAAAATTGGCTTCAGCGCGGATGCCATGTCTGCCAAAGAGGACAAAACCGGTGCCAATTCCGAGGCAAGTTCAAGCAACGACCCTAGCAAATCAATTAGCCCACTATCCGTTGCAGCATCCGACAAGTTTGTGATAACTTCCTCTAGTTTTTGATAAAATTCCGTCAGATATGGTGCAAATTCTTCTGCCAGTTGGTTTTTCGATGCCTCTTGACTGAGGAGCATATGCTGGTATGCGTTGTCAACCTGCGTCAAGGATTTCAGCGTTTCTTCGCTCAGCACATAGCCTGTATTGTGTGCTTCTTCTGCATAGGCTTTTAACACCTCGCTGCCACGGTTGATCAGCGGGTTAAAATTTCTGGCTGACTCACTCAGCAGGTCCATTGCGGTTGCGTCACGCTCTGTCTTGTTTCGCATATCGCCGAGTGCATCAATAACCTCATAAAACACTTCGCTCGCGTCGCGAAGCTCTCCGCGCGAGTCTGTGACGCGGATGCCGAGTCGATTAAAGGCGTCAGCTGCATCCGCACTGCCGTCCCGTGCCTCCTGCATTTTGTTCGTGATCTCTTTGAGCCCGTCGCTGAGTTGGTCCGTTGATACCCCCAGGAATTTCGACATATACGCAAATTCCTGTAGTTCTTCGGTTGATTGCCCCGTAACTTCGGACATTACCCGGAGTTCCTTTGCCGCAGCACCTGCTTCTGTTGTCAGACTTGCAAGTTTCTTCTCAACGCCGACGATTGCAGCTACAACGCCCGCGAAACTTCCAACCAGCGCCGCTGTTTTCAAATCGACCTTCTCGATCCCGTCCAGAGAGCTTTTTAATCCATCTGGAAGACTAATCCCGAGCTTGCTTGTAAGTTGATCGACTGTGCTTCCGAGCCCCATGGTCTCCCGCTGCGCGTCTCCGGCTTTCTGCCCGAGCTTGTCAACGTCATCGGCGCTGTCTGAAATTTTTTCTTCCGCAGTTCCAGCGCTTTGCCCCAGTGACTCCATCCCTTTGGATAAATTTTCCGCTGCGCTTTTTGCTGCCTCGATCGCGGTATAGTTATCCTCCAGTTCATTGTTCATCTTGTTCAGCTCGGCTTCGGCGTTGTTGAGGCTCGCCTGCCACGCCATGGTGCGCTTATCTGCCACACCGTATTTCTCGGCTGACGTCTGCAATGCCGCTTTCAGCGTCTCGATCTTTTCCGTCTGCGAGTAGATCTTCCGCTCAAGGACGTCGTTTACCTTCGTCAGCGCCTCAACGCTGTCGGCGTTTTTTGCGTATTCGCTCTCTACCTTGCGCATCTCGGAGTTGAGAACCCGCATGCCGTCGCCGATCTGCGAGATCGCGGCTTTGTATTCCTTTTCGCCGGAAAGCGAAAACTTTGTGTTGATGTTCGGCATGCTACTTCCCTCCGCTCAAGTATTCTGCCAGCGACAACGGCTCCTGCGGTTCCTTCGGCTCGCTATCCGGTCGTGCCAGTGTCGCAAGCAGCCGGCGCGGCGTCATGGTCTTCCAGAAAAGCCGCTCCGGCATGCGCAGCTGGTAAAGCCAGATTGCCAAAAAGCCGGGAAAATCAAAGCCGCCGTGCTGCTCTGATTCTCCCGGCTCTGTCAGTTTTTTGGCTGGTTCCCGCCGCTGTCCTGCTTCGGCTTCTCGGCGTCCTCCCGCTCCGGCATTGCTGCCATAATCAGTTTTGTGATGAGCTGTGCCGCGTCCGTTGTCTGCGTCATTGTCAGCTTGCGCCCCAGCTCCCGCGCGGTCACGCGCAGCAGCTTTCCGTCCTCTCCGCGCAGGTCCTGCGTTTCCGCCGCGTCATTGAGCATCGCCGCCAGAAACCGCAGCGTCGACTTGAAGCTTGTCACACTTCGAAGTGCCCGCATCAGATCGCCGTCATATTCCTCCTGCACGTCTGCAAGGACGTTCATGTTGCAGGTCAGGTTGTATATCCTGCCTGCATACTCATATTCCGCCGTTTTTTGCCGCACGTCAGTCATTGCGTCTCACCCAGCTTTCCCTTGATCCACGTGACCGCATCTGCCGCGCTGTCGACGGTCTCGGTTTCCAGCAACAGCTCGTTTTCGGAGTCGTCCGCGAGGAATTCGCCCGTCGTGGTCGGCGTATTAAACTGGATGTTTTCTCCCTTCGTCTGGTACGCCATCGACGGCGGACCAAACAGTGCTTTTGGCACCCAGACGCAGGTGTATTTCGTCACGCCGTCTACCTTGTCCGGCGCGTAAAATCCGACGCCCACGTAGTTTGCCACGTCCTTGGCGGAGAACTTGATGTTTTCCTTGCTCGTGTCCGTCGTGCAGCCGTAGAGCATCGCCTGCGCTGCCTTCTTGATGTACTTGACTGCCAGCGAGATGGTGCCGCCGGTTGCAAGTTTGATGTACTCCGCCAGCTTCGACTCTGCATAGAGCCTGCCCTCGGCAAACTTCAGGTCGAGCTGCGCGCTCATTGCATCGCCGACGTCCGTCGGATTTTCGTAAGATACGGTTCCGGCAGTGTTTTTGTACTTGCCCGCTCGGATACCGCGTAAATCAAAACTCGGCATTTATAATAAGCCCCTTTCTTTCAGCTTTTTTGTGAGGATATCCTCCAACTCTTTGTCCACTTGACTTTCTGCGGCTTTCGATCCTTTGGTCCAGAAATACGTTCCGCTGATTTTGCCGTACTCCGGTCCGCGCCCGTAATTCAAAACAAAAAGCACGGCGGCTCGGCGCACACCATGCTTGTTTTTGCCTACGGACGTCACCTGAATATACGGCTCGCCGTATTTGTTCCGCTTAATCTTCGTCGCTTTGATGCTTTTTACGTAGTCTTCCGTTGCAAAGCCGCTTTGCGCTACGCGCTTTTTGATTTCCGCAACCAGAATTTCGCCTGCCGCGTCCATCATTTCTTTGATCGTTGCCTCATCGAGAAGGTCCACGTCTTGCAGCGTCGCCATCATCTTGTCCAGCCCGGAGGTTTCAAACTTAGCCATACACAGCGCCCTCCATCTCCGCAATGAGCGCAATCTGTGTGCGCCCAGTGTCCTTGTCGTAGCTCTCCATGTCGACGGTCACAATATAGCCCGCGCTTTCCAGCGCCGCTTTCGTCCGCCGCAGGAGATCTGCTGCAAAGCCCTCGGCAAAGATGGATACGGCATACGCTGCGCCGGTTTCCGCCTCTCGCCCCTCGGCGTATATTTGCCCGGATTGCCCGAGCAGCTGATACGTGATGTACGTTTCCTCCGCGCCCTTGTATGGCTGATGGCACACCGGAACGCCGATGTCGGCAAGCGCTTCATAGATCATCATGCGCCGTCCCTCCGTTTGCAGGTCAGCTCAATCTCCTCCGTCTCGGCTCCATAGCTGCGGACCACGTCAAAGATGTCCGAGCCGCATGTGAGCTGCTGCTCACCCCGGTATTCCGCACTGTGCATCCGGAAGATTGCGTCCGTCTGCTTTCCCGCCTGCGCCGCTTGGTAGTATTCCGCGCGGTTGACGGATTTCCGCGCCGCCCAGACAGTAGTTTCCCGCTCCAGTTTTTCTGTTGTCTGCCCGCTCACGATAGGGTAGGACAGCAGGCGCAGCGTGATCTGTGTGTCAAAGATCATTGCCCGCGCCTCCTGTCTGCCGGTAATCGTCCGACAATCCCATTGCGTCTCGCAGCTCCTCAAAGCAAGCTTTCCATTCGCTGCCGCGCCCGCAGAAATCGTGCTGCCAGCGGACATAGGCGCGAACCGCGTCTTTTACTAACGGGTCCTCGTCTGCGCCTGCTGCGCCCGCGATATGCAGGCGCAGCAGGCAGGCGTCGACCTCATCGGAAATTTCTCCGTCAAGCGCGGTCGTACTCAGCCGCAGGGCGGTTTTCGCAACGTCCAGTAATGTCATTGTCTATCCCTCCCTGTTGGCTCTTGTGTTTAGCCCGCCTTTTTCTTGGTCAGCGTGACGAGGCTGTTTTTGTCGACCACCTTGCCGTCGACGAGCGCCAGCGCAACGGTCACTTCGTCGTCGGTTGCGTTATCGGTGTACTTGCGGAACGTCATGCCGAGATTCTCATTCCAGAGGTAATCCTTGAAATTGAAAATAAAGGCGAAGATTGTATCCGCAGTCACGCTCGCTGCGAAGGACGGCAGATAGTCGCCGACGAGGACGACCTCGCGCCCGAAGAGCGAGTAGACCGGCTTGCCGCTCATGCCGTAATTGACGCGAGCGACGGGCTGCTTCTTGTCGTCGACCATGCCGACAATCTGCTCGAAGAAGGTCTTCTTCGTCATGCACCACACGGCATCGGTGTCGTATGCCTGCGGGAGCGCCGCCTCTGCCTTGACAAGATCCGAGTAGGCGATGGCGGTGGTAGCTGCCGCAATGTCGATGTTCTGACCAGTCACGACGGTCTCCTTGATGATGCCTTTCGGCTGACCGGAGCCGGAGCCGCTGATGATTGCCTGCTCCTCCGCTTTTACCATCGCCTCTGCGACGTTTGCCACAAACTGCGATTCAAACATCGGATATGTCACGATGGACACTTCCAGCGACATGGAGATCGCGCAGCGCAGTTTGTGATAGGCAAACGTGATGGAGCCGAGCGCCTTTTTCTGCTTGTCAGATCCTGCTCCCTCATTGACCCACGATGCGGTCGGCTTCGCCGAGCTGGTCGGCACCGTCACGCCGCCCTTGTAGGACGTGTGCGTCACGCGCGGCAGAATCATGCCTGTCGACTCGATCTTTTCGTAAATCTTCTGGAGCGTGGTCGTCGGAATCGCCGCGCCGACGTCGGAGGTCTTCGTGTTTGCGTCTGCGTTGGTCAGCTCTGCCGGAATTCTCTTTCCGGTGAGGACATAGTTCATAAAGGCGCGCTTGTACTCGTCAGTGTCGTACTGGTCAAGCACGTCCTGTGGCTTCGCTGTGCCGGTCAGGTTGACGGTCTGCTGTGCTGCCGCCGGGTCCTGCGCTCTTGCGCCCGCGAGCGCGTTGAGGTTTGCCTGAATTTTTGCCTCTTCCTCAAACTTGGCGTCGAGTTCTTCGACTTCCTTCATTTTTGCCTGCGCCTCGGCAGTCTTGCTTTCGTCCAGCAGCTTCTGCGCCTCGTCCATGAGCTGCTTGCGCTTGGTGTTGTAAAGTTCTTTCGTCATTTTAGTTCTCCTTTAAGTTTTAAAAATTTCAGTTTTGCTTCTACCTGCGCCCGCTCGGGCATAAAAAAACCAGGCTCTTTTGCCTGGCTTTTCATGAAATTCTCTGCGCGCTGCAGCGCGTCCTCGCTGAGCATGCCGGAGTAAAAGTCTGCCGCCAGCGGCTTCTGCTCACCGCCCAGCTCCATTACCCGGTCAATGAGTCCCAGCTCCACCGCCCTGTCTGCCGTGATCCACGTTTCTGCATCCATCATGGCGGCAATTTCCTGCTCGGGTCTCCCGGTCTTTGCCATGTACGCCGACGTGATCGCGTGGTTGGCGTCCCGCAGGACCCCTGCGGTATGCTCCATCTGGCGGTAGTCACCGTCGGCGCTCGTCTGTACGTTGTGGATCATCATCATTCCGGTCGGCGTCATTTCCGACTCGCCCGCCATCGCAATGATCGACGCAGCGGACGCCGCCAACCCGACAATGCGGATGTGTACGCCGCCCGCGTAGTTGCGCAGCGCTGTGTATATCTCGCTTGCCGCGAAAATTTCGCCGCCGCCCGAGTTGATTTCTACTTCCGCCCGCTCTCCCGCGCCTTTTGCAAGCGCATCTGCTACGGATTTCGGGCTTGTCGCCTCCATCCCGTAAAACTGGTAAAATCGGTGTGTGTTGCTGGACACAATCGGTCCGCGAATGCTGATCTTCATGCGTTATCATCTCCCTTCTGTGTGATCTGCGTTGTATTCCGGTCGACCGGCTGCGTGTCAAGCCTGCGAATCGGCTTATCTCCGCCGTCAACCGGAGCGAGATTAAAGGCGCGCCTCCACTCGTTTGGCGTCAGCGCGCCGCGGTCGACCATTTGCAGCAGATTGAGCTTTGTTGTTGTCGACGCAAAATCCCACGCCGACGCCTCAAAAACGATGCGGTTGCCGCAGCCGCGCTCGCGCCTTGAAAATAGTTTGCGGGTGTACTCACCACTCAGCTGTTTCAGGACCGGCTCAATCTCGGCATCAAAATAGGCATTCTGCTCGTTTTCGTTGGCAATCGACGTGACAATCTGCTGGTTGGTGTTAAACAGGGCATAAATGCGCTGTGTGGTCTTGTCCATCTGCTGCGCGTTTGGCACATAATCCTTCGGGTCAATCTGCTTTGCCTCTGCCTTTGCGTCTACCGCCGCAACGCCTGTTCCGTTCGACACGTTTAGGAAGCTATCTGCAAAGTCCTGTGCCCGCTGCTTGATATCCTCCGAGCGCATCGACGAGGCGAACATCAGCAGCCACCGCACGACGGCGCTGTTCCGGATTGCCTTGACGATGCCCTGATCCGTCGTTGTGACAATCTCCATCAGCGGCACGATTGCCGGCGCGATGGGGTCTCCGAAGATGTCGTTTTCGTAAAAATCCCCACGCAGGTGGATCACGTCGTCGTAGGCGAACGTCAGGACGTTCCCGTTTTGCATGTAAAATTTCAGATACAGTTTCCCGCTAGCGTCGTAGACGGCGTCCGCCTGCATCGCCGCAACCGGGAAGATGGCGTTCGGAAATCCGTTTTCGTCGCGCATGATAACGGCAAAAGCGTTGTTGTTGAGAATCAGCTGCGCAGCAAGCTTTTCCTGCAACAGCTGCCCCGTCATGTATTGGTTCGGCTCCTCCAGCAAAAACCGAATATACGGCTCCGGATTGACGGCAATCTTCCGCGCGTCTGCGGTGATCGTCTCCCGGATGTGCTTTGCCGTCAGCTTTCCGATTGCCTTGATCTTCGGGCGGATGCAAGCGCGTACAATGTCCGACTGATACATTTTGCCGTTGTAGCTGTAAAAGCCGTTTCCGCGCTCCTGCACCATCTGGACGGTCGAGACACGCTTTGTCGTTGTGATGTTTTCGAGGAGGTTTTTAAAAAATCCCATGTTGTCACTCCTAGAGCATACTTGTGTATTCCGCCTGCTTTTGATCGTAGATCGCGTAGGCGTCGAGCAGAGCCGCCGTGCCGTCTATGCGGCGTGTTGACTTGCTCGTTTTGTGCGGCTGGATATTGCCGTTTTTGTCCTCGTCGTAAGCGGTGTTTGCAAGGCACCACTTGTCAACTGGATTGTTGTTGTACACAATCCGCTTGGACTCCAGATCATTTCCGCAGCGCTTCATTGGCTCGGACAGGGTCTTCACGCCCTGGTGCACCGGTATCATCGCTTCGGCTCCAAAGTAGTCTGCCATGCTGTCTGTCCAGTAGGACGCAGACCATGCATCATAGCCGACGAATGGTATAAAAATATCGAGGTCTTCCTGCACCTCGACAAACCATGTTTTTACGTCCTCATAGCGGATCTTGTTTCCCTCTGATAGCCGGACCAATCCGCGCTCATGCCACTTGTCATACGGTATCTTGTCCTCGTTCACGCGCTTTTCCAAAAGCTCCTGCGGCAGCCAGTACATGGAGAGGACAAACAGGATGTCCGGTAACTCCGGCACCTGAAACAGAACCTTCCCCGCCGTCAGGTCCGTCGTCTTGGATAGGTCCGCGCCGCCGATGCCATAACGCGGGTAGGATAGGATTCGCTCCTGCGTCTGCCCGTCGGTCATGTGGTGTGTCCAGATCATACGGCGGTTTTCTTTGTCCAACTGGAAGGTGTCTCGGTTGTCCAGCTGTTCAAAGTTGAGCCACGCTTCGCTCGATGTCTCGCGGATGTTGAAATCTTTGCAGACGAGATTCCGGACGAGCGCCGGATTTTTCTTTGCCCGCTCGACGCTCTCCTTGAGCGCCGTGTAGCTCTTGATCGTGCCGAGACCCGGGTTTGCTTTCTTCCAGCAGGCTTCATCGGTCCACTCGCTGCGCTTGTCAAGCTCATAGATAAACGCAATCCGGCGCGGGTCGTGGTACCCGTCCGGATCTTCATAGCCGTTGATAATGCGCTCGGCTTCTTCGTACTTTTCGTCGTAGATGTCCTCGCGGATAACACCCGCAGTGGACGTGATAAAACGCAGCGGCTGCGCGCGCGCCTGATCGCCATCGGCAATTATGTCGTACAGTGGGCGACCGTTTTTCCACTGGTGGATCTCGTCCATCATCGCGCCGTGGATGTTCAAGCCGTCAAGCGTGTCGCTGTCAGACGATAGCGGCTTAAATACGCCGTCGTTATAATCGCTGTCTATCTCGCCGACCAGGCAGCGCGTCCGTTTGCGCAGCGCCGGCGACTTCTGTACCATGCGCTTTGCTTCTTGCCAGATAATCTTTGCCTGATCGCGTTTTGTGGCTACCGCGTAGACCTCCGGTCCTGCCTCTCCGTCCGCCATTTGCAGATATAGCCCTACGCCGGACGCAAGCAGCGACTTGCCGTTTTTCTTGCCGACAATCAGGACCGCCTCGTGATATTGCCGGTTGCCCTCAATGTCGACAAAGCCAAAGATCGTCGCCAGCAGAGCCTTTTCCCAAAGCTCTAATTTGACGAGCTGCCCGCCCGCTTTGCCTTTGGAGTGGTGGCAGTAGTTCTCAAAAAACTCAAGCACATGGTTGGCACGTTTCGGCGAGTAGTAAAACTCAGATTCTGTAGCTTCGAGCTGTTCTACAACGTGCCGGTATGTTTTCTGCACTTTCAGGCTGACGGTTTCCCGCCCATCCTGTATAGCCTGCCAATACTCGAGTATCGGATTGTACGTTTCCGGATATCGTGTGAGCTTCACGCTTCATCACGCTCCCGGACGAAACTTCCAAATCCGTCGTCTTCCTGCCGCGGCGCGGTGTCCGGTCTCGGCAGGAGCGTCGTGAGCTGCTTGATGATTTTCTGGTAGTTCGCGTTGGTGGAGTTGTACGCCTGACCAATGGGGCGCGCCCGGTCATACGGTTCCAGCCGTTCCGATTGCCGGAACGGTTCCGTCCAGCCGTTTTCCCGCAGGTCCTCTGCCATGTCCTCACACTCGACGCGCATAAACGCCGCCTGGTCGATCAGCCCCGCGACAGTTCCCGCCGCTTCTTTCGGCAGCGTTTTGTAAATCCGCTTGAGTCGCGCTTTCTCTGCGCGGATACGCTGTTCTTTCGTCTTTTCCTGCTTATTCGCCACAAAAAGCGCCTCCTTTTCGTGTGATTTTTGCGCGCTCTCCGCGCGTGCGCGTGTATTACATATCGCCGCGCTTTTGGAGGGGGGTCTCGCGAACGACCTGCGTATTTTTCCGAGGCTGGGGCTGCGGTGATTCCGCTGCCGGCTCAGTCTCGCGCGACGGGGGGGATCGGGTCACCGTTGGCGTCGAAAAATATTTTTTGCGTCAGCGATTTTGCAACGCCGTGACCGTCAAACTTATCGTGGCAATCCTTGCAGACATACTCAAGGTTTGCGTAGGACAGGCTGACCTCTGGGTCCGTGATGTTGTCCTGTGTGAGCGCCTGTTTGTGGTGGACGATGTATCCCGGCTTGTCTTTGCACTCCTCACAAAGCCCGCCATCAATCGTCCTGCGGAACTTGATATATCCGGCGCGGCATTTCTTCCAGCGCGTGGATGCATAAAAGCCTGCTGCCCATGGCTGCATGTGTTTCCCTCCGATTCTCCACGCTACTACTCTAGCACATTTTTTTGGCTGAGTTAGCTACATTTCGCATAGCCGATGTTCCGTGCTACTTCGTAGACGAACCTGTTGTGCATGCGTTTTGCCGTCGATGTGCTGATGTATAATTTCCGCCCGACCTCGTCGAAGCGTAGATGTTCGCCCCATGAATGCGCGCCGACAACAGCGAGCACCATGTCTCCGTCCCTCCACGTCCGCGCTGTCGTGATAGCTCGGCTCACTGCCTCATAGTCCCGGTACTCCTGAGAGGACAGTACGCGCACGGCGATGTCCTCAACGGCGCGGCCGGAAGAGCGCCCGCCTGGCTGCGAAGAATAGCCCGGCGTTGTCTTTTGGCGGCTCATGTCCCGAACCTGTTGGTCCAGTTTCGGGAATGCGCCGATGGTGCGGCAGACATTCCCGTACCACCAGAAACGAGGTTTTGACACTTGCTCAACTCCTTCCGTGTTTCGTTCTAAAACCCTACACATTTACAAGGGCTAAATTAAGCGGCTCCCGGTCGCTTGCGTACTTCTTTTTTTGGGTCCCATACATATTTAAAATATAGGAACCCATATTGTGTGGCTCTCGCCTCGACGAGAATGTACCCGCGCGGCGCAACCGGCGGGCGCTGCGGGCTGTACTCCCGCACTGCCTCGGTCGCCGGTTCCGGCTCTGGACGAACGCAGTTCCGGCTTGCTTTCCAGCGATGCCCTCCGAACTCCTTGCGCCAGTGTCCGTGCAGGTAATTCGCCAGCGCCGTGTAGTCCTGCCCATGGTCAACCTTGTCGCCGTTCTGGTTTACATAATAGTTGTGCTTTCTCAGCGGTTTGCAGTCAATCACGCTGCCGAGTCCCCATAGCCTTCCGATCTCATCGACCGGAATGCCGTCTGTGATCATGTGCAGGTGAAAACGGTTTGTCGACTTGCCCCGCCCGTATACAATCACAAGCTTTGCCTCTGGATAGCGGTAGAGCAGTCGCCGGTAATAATTATCCCGGATTCTGCGCATCTCCTGCGCGGTATGTACCTCATTGTCTGCATCTAGCGTGAGGGTAGAGTAAAAGCTTGTCGGTCCGAAGTTTGCATTGACGAGCGCGGCAAACTTCGCCGCGGAGATCTTTTGATTAAATTCTTCTCGTTCCGACTCCGTCTGAAAGCGCGGCTTTTTCGGCTTGCTGGTCCTCAAGCCCGCGCCGCTCGATACCGTATATACGATCTGCTCGCAGACGCAGCCGGAAAACTTCCGCCGCTTGTGCCTCGTTGCCATGCTGTCCGCCTTTCCTCGTTTTATTCACCTAGTTTTGCAACAATATGCCTTTCCCGTTCTGACAGTTCCCAAATGTGCGCTGCGGCTTTCTCGGCTGCGGCTTTCTCGGCTGCGGCTTTCTCGGCTGCGGCTTTCTCAGAAAGCAATAGCCCGCCTCCGAAGGCGGTTCAGTTCTTTCTTGCTGATCTGGAGCTTGCCAGTCGTGATAACGCGCAGATCCGGCGTCCCGATCACCTGTATGCAGGCTGGCGGCTCTCGCTGCGGTCCGCCCTCCGTGACTTCAAACAGCGGCGGTGTCAGCTGGTCCATTGTGATACGCGGCGGGTATTTCTCGCCCCGGAAATCAACCTCCCACTTTTCATCTTCCATCGCTGTTTGAAATTGCCCCAGCTCGCCATAAAACAGCTCCATGATTTTTGCCATATGTATGCCCCTTTCAGATCGTTATAACTTCCCGCCGAGACTGGCGGGCTAATTTCCGCCCGACGCACAGATAGCAGTTTGTGCAGCTCCATGCGCCCTTGTAATTGTTCCGTTCCGAGCAGCGCACATTGTAGCAGAGTCCCTTTGTTGCACGCTGCGGGTCCCGTAGGTATCCGTAGACCCCGCTTTCTCGCGTTTCTGCGGCTCCAAACATGTTTCTCATTGTCCCGCTCCTTTTATTTTCGTCTGGGGACCGGAGGTCCGGTCCCCTTGCAGTGACGGGCTTTCACCGCCTGCACCCGGCGCGCCGCGCCATCCGCATGATCGCTGCGCGTCTCCGGGCGAGCCGCCCTTGTCTGCTCAGACGGCTTGGGGGATTGGGAGGTCATGCGATGTCGCCGGTCCTTGCGCGGTCCGGCGTTGGGTAACGTCCCACAAAGCGCACGTTCCACACGCTTTTTCATTCCCGCCTGCGGTTGATCCAGCCCGCAGGCGGTTTGCAAAAAGTCGGGGCAATCCTCCCGCCGCCGTCTCATGGCGGAGCGGCAGCGGCAAAAGTCCAGATAATATAAATATGTGCCCCGGCTGGTTGCCTATTTTATGTGCCGATATCCTTATGCAGCAAGCCCGCCCCGTTTTTGGTAAGCGGCAGCGCCTTGCGCCGCGCCTGCTCTTCCGGATTCCATCCGCACTTTGCGCAAAAGATCGCGCTTTTGTTGGCGCAGTTGTTTCCTTGCTTCGGCAAGCCGCAGGGCGGCTCCGGTCTTGCTTTGGTTTCCTCGTCCATGTCAAACCTCCTGTATGTCAATTCCAAATTTTGAGCGCATAAACTTTTTGTTGCGCAGGTACTCCTTTGTCCGCGTTGCCGTTGACTTGACATCCTCGACAATCAGCTTTCCGCCGGCTCGGTACGAAAAATCCGCCGTGTAGCGCACCGCGCGGACCCGCTCTCCGGTCTCGGTGCAGTAGCTCTCCTGCAATGTAAACTGCGGTTGCAGCCTCAGATCCGAGATAAGCCCAGCCTGCAGCATGGTCAAAAGCTCGTCATAGCGCCGCGCCTCTTTTTTGCTGTCAAAGCGTACCCCGGCGCGCTTCTCCGGCTCGTTTTTGTACTTTGCCTGCCGTTTCTGCTGCTGCTGTGCTTCCGGAAGACGCTGTTTGGCGTAAAGCTCCCGCATTCTCGGTGGCATGTCCGCCATCGACTCAAAGCGCAGCCCGCTCATACGTCTACTTC